AAGCCCATGGCGAATGTCCGCTGGGAGGCCTTTTGCATCGCATACACGGGCCATTTTCGGCGAAACGCGGCGGCGGCCTATGTTGCGGCTGGGTACAAGCCCAAAACGCCGGATATAGCCGCATCTGCAGGCGAGAGGCTGTTAAGGAATGTTGACGTTGAGAGCCGCGTCGAGTATTTGAACAACGAAGCGCTCAAGGTTGAACGACTGCATGCCCGAGACGCCATCAAGCGCCTGGCCGCGATAGCGACGGCGGAACTGGCTGACTTCCTAGACGCGGAGGGCAAGATCGACCCTATGCTGGTCAAGCGCGGCCCCTCGCGGGCGGCGGTGCAGGAGATGACGCAGGACGACACCCCGAACGGCCGCAGGATCAAGATCAAGCTCTTGGACCCCATGCGCGCCCTTGAGCTTCTGGGGCTGACCGAAAAGGCCGCTCCCGAGCAGCAGCAGAACAACGTGTTCATCATCGAGACATGAAACAGCGCCGCTACAAGCTATTCCCGAAGCAGAAACAGGGCTGGGCTCTCCTCGAGGACCCGGCCCTGCGGCGTATCGTCTTTGACGGCGGCGCCCGCAGCGGCAAGACGGACCTGATCCTGGTGTGGCTCATCAAAGAGGCGACAAGCCGGCCGGGGGCGCGCATCCTGATTGCGCGGAGGTGTCTGGATCATGCGGTGACGACGCTGTTCGAGGGGAGCCTGACTAAAATACTGCCGTCGGGAACGGCCGGGGTGCGCTACACGAAGAAGCCCCCTGAAGCGTGGTTTCCCAACGGCTCCGTAATCCGCGTGGGCGGGCTCGACGACGCCGAGCGGGTGGACAAGATCCTTGGCGACGAGTACCTGCACATCTTCATCAACGAGGCTACACAGGTCAGTTGGCCAACGGTCAACACGGTCATGAGCCGCCTGAGCCAGAATCTACCGGGGGCAACCCGCAAGCTGATCCTCGACTGCAACCCCAAGGGCCCGCAGCACTGGCTTCACAGGGTGGGCGTCGAGCGCGTCCAGCCCACCGCCGACCCCCGCGAGCGGGTGCCACTTAAGGACGCGGCGACGTGGGCAAGGCTGTCTTGGACACCCTACGACAACCCCTATCTGCCCGCGGACACCTTTGCGACGCTGGAGTCCTATACGGGCGTCATGCGGCGGCGGATGCTCCTGGGCGAGTGGTGCAACAACGAGGGCGCGGTGTACGACATGTTCGACCCCGACATTCATTGTTTCGACGAGCTCCCGCCCGGCAGCGAGTCGTGGCCGCGCTTCCGCGCCATCGACTTCGGCTTTACCAACCCGTTCTGCTGCGGGTGGGGCGCCGTCGATGGCGACGGGCGACTGTGGGTCTATCGCGAGCTCTACAAGGCCGGAACCATGCTGCCGGACTTGACTGAGTGGATCAAGGCCGCTGAGGCCGGGCATTTCTCGACCGTAGCCGACCCCGAGAACGCGGAGGGCAGAGAGTACCTCAATCAGCACGGGGTCAGCAACGCTGTCGCCAAGAAGGACGTCTATGTGGGCATCCAGGCGGTACAGAAGCGCTTCGCCCTGGCGGGCGACGGCCGCCCGCGCCTTTACATCTCCAGGGCTTGCGTCAACATCATCGGCGAGCTCTACGATTACAGCTGGGAAGAGCCAAAAGATGGTCGCAACGCGAAGGAAGAGCCGCGGAAGGACCGCGACCATGGCATGGACATGCTGCGCTACATGGTGATGGATGTCGATCGCCCACGGTCCTATCAGGTCGATAGCGCAAGCGCGCTCTCCGCCGATGGCGCGTCGGCGTGGGCGCGGGTCTTCTGATTGGTTGACGCTCCGCGCAGCTTCAGAGAGCTTTTTTCTGAGGTCGTGCACTTTTTTTGGAGCGCCATATGCCAAACACCCCTGCCAAGACGCGCCTGCGCTACTACGAGGCCGACGCGAGCCGTCGCCTCACGAACGCCGACCGGTCCGATGACCTTCTCATCGCCGCCGTATCCGACCATACCGACTTGTCGTCGCATTATTCCCTCACCCCCGACCGCCTGGTGCGCATAATCACCGAGGCCGACTCCGGCGACCCGCGCGAGCAGGCCGCTCTTTTCACGACCCTCCTGGAAAAGGAGCCCATCCTCGCCGCCCACCTCAATACGCGCAGGCAGGCCGTCCTGTCCAAGCCCTGGCGCATCCAGAGCGAAAGCCGTCCCGAGGTCGCCGACGAGATCACCAAGCTACTGTCCCGCGCGGGCGTGCAGAAGGCTCTTGGCTGGCTCCTTGGCGCCGTGGGCTTTGGCTATGCGGGCGTGGGCGTCGATTGGCGCGAGGGCGGCTCGGGCGTGGCGGGATTCCGCCGCATCAGTCCCGACCGCTGGATATTCGACGAGGGTGGCAACCCCGCGCTCGCCGGGGCCGATGGCCAACCCATCGCGCTCGCCGAGTTTCATCCGGCGCAGGTCCTCTACCTCGTCAATGACGGCCTGGCGGGCCTGCCGTGCCGCACGGGCTTGCTGAGGACGCTGCTGTGGCTGCATCTCTTCAAGAACTGCGCCTTTCGCGACTGGAACCGCTTCCTAGAGAAGTTCGGCATACCCTTCCTTCTGGGCAAGATACCCAGCGGCGATTTCAACGACGTCAAAAAGCGCGGGGAGCTGAAGGCTTCGCTCCTGCGCATGCGCTCCGATGGCGCGGGCGTAGGGACGACGGAAACCGAGATGGACCTGCTCAATGGTGGCTCCGGCGGCAACAACGACGCCTACGAGCAGCACCAGCGCTATTGCGACGAGATCATGACCCTGACGGTCCTTGGCCAGTTGGCATCGAGCGATCGAGGCAGCGGCTTGTCCCAGGGTGGCATGCAGGAACAGGTCCGCCAGGACCTGCTGGAAGCAGATTGCGCCATGCTGATGGAGGTCGTGCAGAACCGCCTGGTGGACTGGCTGTGCAATCTCAAGTATGGCATCGCCGACACCGACGACATGCGCTTCGTCATCGACTGCAAGGAGGCCGAGGACCTCAACGTCCGTTCAGAGCGCGATGAGCGCGTTGCGCGCGCAGCGGGCTGCAAGCTCACGCGCGACTATGTCATGAGCACCTACGGCACGGAGCTCGAGGAGCCCGAGCCAGAGCCCGCGGCGCCGACGTTTGGCATGCCCGCGTCGCCGGGTCGGGCGTTCAGCGACGAAGCCGACGCGCAGCGAGCCGGCGACAAGCTGATCAGGGCGACCCTCGGCCGCATGGTGGACGAGGAGGCCCTCGCGGCGTGGCGATTGCCCATCGACACCGCGATCAAGAAGGCCTTTGGCGACCTCGACCCTGACGCCGCCGACCTCGTCGAGCGCTTCAAGGAAAGGGCCCCGGCGTTCCTCGCGTCGCTTCCGGGGCTGATGGACCAATTCGATACCAGGACATTCGAGGACGCGCTGCAGGGGGCCCTGCTGGCAGGGTTTCTCAACGGTGCCCTGCCGCCCGCCGCGTGGAAACGCAGTTGACGAGGGGGCCAATGATATGAACGCCTACACACACATCCTGATCCTGAGCGCCAGTCAAGGCGACACGCTGGCTCTGGCGCCGCTTGACCTCACCGACGGCGCACAGACGCCGCCCGATGAGTTTCTGTTGATCCGCTTTGGCGAAAACGACTACACGAAGGGCGAGGAACAGGGGCGTTTCGCCTTCAGCGAGAGCGACGCCGACGCGATCCTTGCGGATTTCTCCCGCAGGGCCAAGGACGGCGTCATCGACTACGAGCATCAGACGCTCAAGGGCGTCGAGGCTCCCGCGGCTGGCTGGATAACGGGGCTGGCCAAGACGGCCGCCGGCCTGGTGGCAAAAGTGGACTGGACTGACCGCGCCAAGGAGCGCCTGCAGAGTCGCGAATACCGCTATCACTCGCCCGTTCTGCATTTCCGCGAGGGGCGGCCGTATCAGCTCCATTCCGTGGCCCTGACGAATCACCCCGCGCTACACGGTTACCCGGCTTTGGTGGCCGATGACAATAGCAAACCCAACCAGGAGGACAAGAAGATGAATGAGCACCTGAAGAAAATCGCCGCCTTGCTGGGCGTGACCGTCGTCGCGCTGGCGGATGGCAAAGAGGACGAGAAGGCGACCGCAGACGCGGTGCTCGCCAAGCTCGGTGAGGCGCAGGCCGCCAACGCGGCCACCGCGGAGCTCTTGAAGCTCCACGACACACCCACCATCGAGGCCCTCGGCGTCAAGATCGCCGGCATGGTGCCTGCGGCCGAAAAAGCCGAATTGCAGCTGCGCCTGGCGAAGAACGATGCCGAGAAGGCCGTGGCAAAGGCGTTCAGCGACGGCAAGCTCGTCGAGGCGCAGCGCGAATGGGCGCTCAAGCTCGCCGAGAAGGATTTGCAGGCTTTCAGCGACTACGCGGCGAAGGCCCCGAAGGTCGCGCCCGGCCCGCTGGATGCGAGCATCGCCGGCAATCCGCCGAAGAACACCGATGGCGCCCCCAAGAGTTTCACCGACGCCGAACTGAAGGTATTCAAGACCCTGAACCTGAGCGATGAGCAGATCAACAAGATCAAGGAGGGTAAGTAATTATGGCACTCTCAGCAAACCGAGACACGCGTGAGATCGTGGGCGCCCTGGTGCAGCTCACGGTTGCCGCAACCAAGACCGCCTATGCGGGCGGTCTGGCCGCCGTTGACGCCACCGGCAAGGGGCTCCCTGCCGCCGATGCCGCCAACCTGAAGGTACTGGGCCGTTTTGAGCATGGCGCCGCCGCAGGCGAGAAGGTCATGATCAAG